AATGTAGTCACTAGCATAGATCTAGATGTCTTTGATGCTATGCTAGGAACTACTGTAACCGTAAAACACATAGATGGAACAGATGTCGATCTAGCTGTTCCTGCAGGATCTCTACATGGCCAGAGATTAAGCTGCAAGGGCCTAGGATTTAAACATATGAAGTTCACTAACGTGCGAGGAGATCTACACGTGATACTGAACATAAAAACTCCTAGAGTTACAGATCCTAAACTAATCGAAGAAATTAAATCTCTAGCTGCTAAACTCAAAAGAAAATAAATTATACTCTTGATCTTTATCTATTATCATAGTATAGTGTTATACTATTGGAGAAAAAAAGTATGATGTTAGAACCCAGTGAGAGCTTGCAGACTGTATTCGAGCAAGCAATATCTATTGCTGAAGATTTAAACCACGAATACGTAACACTAGAACATATAATTTTAGCGATATTCACTGACGAAAAGTTTTCTAAATTCCTTGAAGAATATGACGGATCTCCGGATCTAGTACGTACTAATGTTGATTTCTATATCAAAAATAATTTAACTGATATAGTATCTGATGAAGAAACAAAACCTCAAAAAACACAAACTGTAGAAAGATGTTTCAACAGAGCATTTACCCAGGCATTATTTAATGGTCGCCAAAAGATAGAGACTACTGATCTATTGCTGAGTATCTTGTCTGAAAAAAAGACACACGCAGTTTATATACTAAACAAAGCAGGATTTACCAAGGATAAATTTAGTGAATATATCGATACAGAAACGATAAATGTGGACGAAGAAACATTTAATAGTAGCCAGTTTGATAAACTGTTATCACAATATACTACCAATCTAAATCATCAAGCACAGAAGAATAAGATCGATCCTGTAATTGGAAGAGATTCTGAGATCGAAAGCATGGTGCTTGCATTGGGTCGTCGTAATAAAGCAAACATAATCATGGTAGGAGATCCCGGTGTTGGTAAGACTGCTATCGCGGAAGGTCTAGCTTATAAAATCGTCAATAACGAAGTTCCGGATTTCCTAAAGGATCACACGCTTTATAATCTAGATATAGGTGCTCTATTAGCAGGTTCTAAATATCGCGGCGAATTTGAAGAGCGTCTAAAGGCTGTGCTAAAGGCTGTAGAAAAGAAGGGCAAAAGCATCGTGTTTATCGACGAAGCCCATATGATGAACGGTGCGGGTGCAGGGAATAATAGTCCGAACGACATGGCTAATATGCTAAAGCCTGCACTCAGCAAAGGCACTATCAAAGTCATCGCTTCAACTACATGGGAAGAATATCGCAAGCACTTTGAAAAGGATCGTGCGCTAATGCGTCGATTCCAGCGTGTGACCGTCGACGAACCTACGACAGAAGTCACTATGGATATCTTACGCGGTATCAAGAAGTATTACGAAGACTTCCATAAAGCCGTGATCAATGACGATGCGATCGATGCTGCTGTTAAGTTAAGTGTGAAATATCAAAGCGATAAGAAACTCCCGGATAAGGCTATCGATCTAATCGATCTTGCCTGTGCTAGATTTAAGCTCGATACAAATGCTGCACGAGTAGTTGGGAAAAGCAACATAGAATTTGAACTTGGTAAAATGATCAAGATGCCTGTCGAGAGTATAAGCGAAACTGAAAGCAATGTATTGCATCAATTAGAAGGCAATATGAAATCAAATGTGTTTGGACAAGATTCTGCTATCGATAATATTCTCGATAAGATCTTTATCGCACACGCAGGATTGAAAAGTCCTAACAAGCCCGTGGGCAGTTTCTTATTTGTTGGTCCTACAGGTTGTGGTAAAACTGAAACGGCTAAGCAGCTAGCAGAAAATCTCTCAATCAAGTTGATAAGATTTGATATGAGCGAGTATCAGGAAAAACACAGTGTTGCTAAGTTCATCGGAGCACCTCCCGGATATGTAGGCTTCGATGATAATGCCGGACAGCTTATCACTAAGATACAGGAAAATCCAAACTGTGTACTATTGCTCGACGAGATTGAAAAAGCGCATCCAGACGTTAGCAATGTTTTATTGCAGCTCATGGATAACGGGCAGGTTACAGGATCTAATGGTAAGGTAGCCGATTGTCGCAATATTATCTTGATCCTAACATCTAATCTAGGTGCTAAGGATGCAGAACGCCCAAGTATTGGTTTTGGTCAAGAGGATAGATATAACGACGGCGATGATGCAGTTAAGGAGTTCTTTGCTCCGGAATTCCGCAACAGATTAGATGCTGTGGTTAGATTTAATAGACTATCCAAAACTAATATGGAAATGATTGTGATTAAGTTTGTCGCAGAGCTACAGGGGTTGATAAAGGATAAAACCGTTAATATAACAGTAAGTCCTTTGGCTATGGATCTATTGATTACACAGGGATTTGATCCTAAGATGGGCGCACGTCCTTTGAGCCGCATAATTGATAATAAGATCAAAAAGCCTTTGAGCCGAGAGATGCTGTTTGGTAGACTCAAGAATGGCGGCAACGTAGTAGTTGACGTGCAAGATAGAGATGTTATACTTACAATATGAGATCTATACGTATCATAAACACATCTAAACTTTTTTGGAAAAAGTTTCCATATAAAGCTGTGCTGTATGCAGATTGGACTGTCTGTATACGGCGCTATAGTCTCGATGATTTAATCTCTGAAGCATATCCTAGTGTAAAGAGAGTATTCCAAAGGAACGAATCCAAGGTCAAAAAACTTTTGGCCTTGATTTCAAGCGTAGATGAAAAAGAAATAAAAATACGTTCTGAGCACTATAGCTTATCAATATACTTCAAAGATCGTTCTTTCGTAGATGCACTGCAAAAGGATTTTTTTAAAGAATTCGTAGAGTTACACGAACCCAAAGATCCTGCAACTTTGGACTATCTGTTGAATAATTTCAAAACAGAAATCAAACCAGAATTACCGCACGGTTGCAGATACAAAGTGATACTGTCATATGATACAAAATCACCGCAGCAACATCGAGATAATTTCATAGAAATGTCTAAGAGGAATAGTGATTATTTCTATGTAACACCTATCGTAGCAAGCCTGATAAAAGTAGATAGGCCTTGGTATAGCCAGCGTTATATTTTCGTAAAGGACGATCATCATCTTTTAATGACACAGATGATGCTACAGCACAACATACGCTCCATAGTGGAGATAAAAACACAAGACGAAATAAAGGAAAGCGAAATCAATGAGTAATATGTTGGACCTCACAAAGATCTTAGTAGACAAGAAACTTATCACTAGAGGTACAAATATCAGTGCTAGGATCTCTCTCAGCGGATTTGGTTATGCTCCTATCAACGTAGAAAAAGAAGGTAGGGTAAACTCTATCGATGAAACTGGTTTGAGAGTCATCTTTGATGATAAGCAGAGGCATACTAAATTTGAAGATATTACCAGCATCGAAGGCATGGATATCTCACGCTTTGCCCAAGCTTATAAAGTCAAAGTTAAAAACAAGAAAAAATAAACACTATTTGTGGTAAATATTATAAGGAAAAAAAAATGCCAGCAAGCAGCCAAATAATATTACCTAGCACAACACACGATCCTTTAAATCTACTTCCAGTAACAGTGACCAGCGATCCTTTCAAGGGCGCTGGTTATTACGGATTTGGATATGGATTACATACTGTAAGTTATCAAGGAACTGGGTTCAAAGGTGTTATCAGTATGCAGGCAACACTAGCTGCAACTCCTGCCGAAGAAGACTGGTTTACAGTTCCAGAAACTACACAAGATAATACAGACTCTCCTTATACAGGAGTGAGTATATATAATTTTACAGGAAATTTTGTTTGGGTTAGAGCTACTGTAACTTATACGATCGGAACTATCAATAATATAACATATAACTATTGACACATTTAATTTTCAATGTTATAATTGCTTTAACATGGAGAAGTTAGATGAAGAATGTCAAGGGCGCAAATAAGACTAAGTGTACGCTGATCCACCCAGAAACTGGACAAAAAGTTTCAGCTGATATCCTAAGCAAAGATAAAATGCGTATGACTGTACGTCCGCAAGGTACTAGGATCGAAATCAACATGGTACGTGCTGACGAGACTATTCCATACCGTGGAGCCTTCAACGGACAATACTTCACTGCTCACATAGATTGATAAATATCCTAAAGAGGATATTTTTATGGCCGAAATACGAGATCTAATTAAAAGGCTAGATCATATAGAAAATCTCAAAGAAGATGTTACTGGTGATGCAGCAGAAGTTGGTGCTAAGGCGATCGGCAAACACTTACCAGGTGTAGGTTTAGTATTTGGCGGAGCTGATGCTGCTTATAGGGTATATAATGGTGATTATCTCGGAGCCGGTATATCTTTACTTTCAGGTATCGTATCATTAGAACCAGGGCCAGGTACTGCTGCGAGCATAGCATTAGATGCAGCGAACATTGCTAGAGATCATTTAGCAGTCGCAGATAAGACACCAAATATAGTTGCAGATCCGGAAGCAGCCAAAGAAGTTGCTTCTGCACCAACTCCACCATCGGATAAAGATATAGCTACAATAGTTGGAGATAATTTGTCACCAGAAGCTATTTCAAAATTAGCTGCGGCTGCAGAACAATACGCTTTACCAGCGGCTGCTATAGTAGCATTATTATATGGGGGTAAGGTACTATATGATTATTTAACGGCAAAAACTAAGGAAAAAATTTCACCTAAAACTTCTATAAGAGAAATGATGGAGATAGTTAGAGCAGAACAGATAATAAGAGAGATGCTCTAATGTTATTAAATGAACTGTTTAGCAATCTCAAAGAAGCAGCTCCCGCAGTAGGTAGGAAATATCAACATATAGAAGATCTAGTGTTTACAAATGGATCAAATGGCGGATTACACGCTGTCGAACGTTTAAAACATATGGGAACGAAGGGCGGTAACATAGAACTAAAATGGGATGGAAGTCCTGTCGTCTATTGGGGAAGAGATGAGCAAGGACGCTTTAGCCTCATACCTAAAAATGCTTGGGAGTATCTAAAGCGTGGTAAGACACAGTTAGATAACGGTGCTCCGACGGTTATGTACAAACCACAAGATATAAGTGATTTCATCTTAAATACCGGCAAAGCAGAACCCGATAAAGAAAAGGCTAGAAAAGCCTATGCTCAACAGCTATCTGGACTTTGGAAATATTTTGAAAAAGTTAGTCCAGAAAGAGGTTACCTAGAAGGAGGATTGCTTTTCTATCCTGGAGCGGAACCTCAATATAACGCAAATACAGGTGAATACGAATTCCAACCAAATCTAACTACGTTCCACATACCGGGCAATAGCGCTCTTGGAATGCGTATTAAAAATGCTGCTGTAATGGTAGCAGCCACAGGATACTATCCTACATTAGGTAGTAGCGAAGAAAGCCGTTATCCTGATGCAGAAAAGCTTTCTACACCAGACGTTATAGTACAAGGCACTACTTACGTTGAACAGGCGCCGGGTGCAGACGACGCAGGACTAAATGCTGCGGCTAAATTTATCTCATCCAATGCACAAGCCATAGATAATTTCTTAGCACCGAAGCCGGGATTAAGTAAACCTGGTGATATATTATATAAGTTCTTTAATCAAAATTTACGCATAGCAGGTGTGAAGAAAAAATTCCAAGAATGGGCTATGCAAAATCTATCAGCAGGACAAGCAGGTAAAGTCGTTAATGATCCAGGTTTAGATGTCGTATTAACTGCCGTAGAAATGCTCACAAAAGAAAAAATGAAACTGATAGATTCATTAAGTAAAGGTACACACGGTGATATAAGGCAAACTAAACCCGAAGGATATGTCCAGGCACACCCCGGTGGTAAGTTTGCTAACGATATTCCGGGACAGTTTGTAAAGACCATAGATCAAAAAAATTGGTCTCCGAGGAAAGATTGATGTTTTTACGTGAGCTATTAAACGAAACCCTAACTAGGACAGGACACGGAAGCACTGCCGTCGTTGGTTGGGGGCGCGGTATGGGACATAAAGGTCATATGTATCTAGCTAGCGCAGTCATACACAAGGCACAGGAAGTAGGCGGAGATCCCTACTTCGTGGTGAGCAGGACTGTAGGAAAAGATGATCCTATCAATCCAGAAGAGAAGATGGCTATCTATAAGAAGGTATTTCCAGACAGCAGCCATATATTCCAAACTGCTACAGATGAGATGCCTGATCTAACTCGTGTATTATCAAATCTAAATCAACAGGGCTATACTAACGCTATAGTAGTAGTCGGAGCTGATCAAGTCAAGGCCCTCGCATATGTTAAGAACTATAACAATACTCCAGATAAGACAGGTAAAGTACATTATAAGTTTGATAACCTAGAAGTCATCAGCAGACAAGAAACTAGCGCACCGGATGCACAGGAAGAAGGTCCGCGTGCTACACCTATGCGCCAGGTGTTGATGGATCCAGCTGCTACAGAAGAACAGAAGTTTGCTGTATGGCGTGATGCTATGAATCCTGAGATAGACGATACCCAAGTTATGGATCTAATGCATAAAGCAGAACAGCGTATGAAGGCTATACCTGCTAAGAAAGTTAAAGAAGGCGTCTTTATGCAAAAGATGAAGAATAACTTCGGTATGGATCAATCTGCTTATGATACTAAGAATCCAGGTACCAGTCCTGATTACGTAGATAGCAACATCACAGTACAGCTTCTCAAGAATATCGATCGACATGGTGGATATCCAATACAGTTTAAAGACGGAACAGAACTACACGTTAGTAGCTCATTATCACAAAAAATATTATTTAAGATACAGGACCTATTACCTAAAGAACGCCACGCTGTTATAAATCATATAATACAGTCTAGTACTAACTTTAAAAGTTTTGCACAAGGTCTATCAGAATCCATGATGCCAAAAAAAAACTTCGCAGGCGCTGATAAGAACAAACTAGGTCCAGCTGCACACCTAAAAGGCAAAATGAAACGAGCTGCTAAAGCAGGCGATCTTGTTGGTGCGATGGAAGCATTTGATAGTGGTAGTCCGGTAGGTGGCAAACGTGGTAGTGGAGAACCACACGCAGGATATGATATGGACGCTATGCGTAAAGCTACTGGCACGATGGAAGATACCGACGATTTTGAAGTACACGGTTATCATCATCTAGACGAGCTGTTAGCAGAACTCTGCAGGATGGTAGTAGAAGGTCATAAGCAGGATCCCGAACGCAATGGATTAGTGGCCGCGGGAATCAAGACCAAACTGTATCCATTCATGGCTAGGGTAGGTTATATGGGCAAGCACGGCCACGTACACGCAGAACGTGCTGTATTAGAAGCGTTTACTAGCAAACACGGCGAAGTTCCTGAAGGCAGCATAATGTTAGTCACACTAAGCCCTTGCAACAGACATGATGATAAAACTGCTAGTGAGCGTGTTGGTGAACCCTGTAGCGAATTAGTAGCGGCACACGGTATAGAAAAAGTCTATTGCGGGTTAATCGATCCAAGCCAAGCACACGGCGGACACGACCACAGGCACTACACACTGATCGAAACAGAAAATTCTAAGATAAGAGATCTCTGCGAACAGTTTGCAAATACTTTTTTGCACGGAAAAGAAAGGCTATATGAATCAACTAGTTTCACAGGAGCATTAAGGAACCAACTAAACAGATGGATGGACAAGGACCAAAAATTTAAAGATCCTTCCCAAAGGATACAGTTCCAAGAAGAGATTTGGCCACAGATAGAAAAATATCTAGTTTACATCCTAGAAGATAGAGGCCCAAAGGGCGACGGCGATTATCCTAGCTCTGCATTTGCTGCCTGGTTACTTGTACAGCATATGGATGCTTTCCCTAATAGGCAGCGTGAGTTTTTAAATGCCTTAGAACAGTACATACCCAATCATCCCAAGATACAGTTTTTGAGAGATAGATTAGCGGTGAATGAATGGGTTCTAGAACATTATAGAGAAAAAAAATACTACTATAAGGGCGAACCTCTGCCCGATCCCACGGTTAATATACGCAACCCCGCATACTTTAAAGATGCGTCTATTAAATCTGAAACCAGATCAGAAGCATTATCTAACGCAGAAAAATATGACAATGTGCTGTTGGTCGCCGCGGTCAATGCCACGGGCGCAGAAACACAGCCTTCATATACACAGCAAAGTGAAAGCATAAGTGAAGTCGCGAAAGTTCGTTTGAGCAAGGATCCCAATGACACTGGAGCTTATGTCAGAGACATTGGTCAGGCGGAAAAAACAGTTGATGTACCTATTAGCAAAATAACTGTTTTTGAACCCGATGAAAAGTTCGATGATCCACGCTATGCTAAAAAACTTAAAAACATAATAGATGCTATAAGATCAGGTAAAACCCTGCCACCTATACTGTTGCGTAGATATGGTGTAGACAGATATCAGGTTTTAGATGGACATCATCGTTTCAAGGCCTATAGGAAACTGGGCAAAAAAACTATTCCTGCTCGCATAGTTGATGCTAAAAATATCTCAGGCGACATAGATGAGTCGTTGGATTCTTCATATAGATTCAAATATGAAGGTATGGATGGTGAAGATACTTATATCTATAGTTTTATGCCTGAAAATGGTAGTATGATAAATGTTTCAATATATAATGAAGAAAAAACTGGAATGGCGCACGTGGTATTTTATCGGGCCAACGATGACTCAGAAGAAATGACAGGTGAGCATCCTACGACCGCTGCTAAGGTTCTAGGCACCGTCAAAGCTATCATACGCCAGCATCTCCAAAAATTTAAAAATATTAAGACCGTTAAATTTGAAGCGAGTAAAAAAGACCTAGGACGTGTTAGAGCCTACAACGCGATAGTTAAACGCTTAGGAGGCAAAGCTGATCTCGATTATCACAAAAAATATGCTGCGTATGAAATTCCTACTAAAGTCGCCGCGGTCGCCGAAGGTATTCAAATTCCTACACATAGAACAAAAGCAAACCTAAGTACCGAAAATGGTAAACTATTACCTAAGGGATCTGAAATGCGGAGAGCGGGAAGCAAACTTTACGTTCATATAGTAAAAGGAAAACCAAAAGATCTTTATAACATAGAAAAACATCTAGTTGATCCTATCGAAACTTCCGAAGACGCAGCAGGCGTAGGGATAGTGACAAAGCAAAACAGCACAGCAGATGTAGGTCCGGGTACTATCAGGAAAAACCTAAAGGCATTTAAACTATGAAACAGTACAGGATAACTTCAGCAGATCTAAATCAAGATAGCACAGACGATTGTGCATTGCCTCCCGACGATCCTATACACGAGCTCAAAGCATTAGCTGGCTTAGGTGGGCTAGGCGGGCAAGCTAGGTTAGCGGAATATCGCGCATCTAAGATGCAGGAAAATATTAGCGACACTGGTATGGAAAAAGTTAACCTAATGAAAGCCAATAACATACAGCCCGGCACCCCAGAATGGTTCCAGTTATGGTTTTCAAGACCTTACCTAACCGGAGAACCGCCTGTAGGTGTGCGTGGACGTAAGAAATAATTAGCAGGATGCTAACATACTCATACGTAATGAACAGACTTTTTCAACGATGTCATCTTTGATTTCATATACAACTACCTGGGGACGATTAGTACCGCGATGCAGTTCAATTTGAATATCCAAACTTTTAGGAAGGATCATTCCCTGTTGTAACAGGCAATAATGCGGATCGCTGCGTAGCTCTGCCATTAGTGTTTTATCTAACCAGCAGCGAGCAAGTATAGCGCCGAGACAATCAACTATATTAGCTTTGATCGTTTCAACATCTAATACTTTAAACTCGGCATATTCATGGTTGTTATTTTGTTTGCTACGGAAATAGGTTATACGCGGATCACTGTATACTGTAGGCAACATGATACTCTCCGTACTTGTTAGCTTAAACAGTATACAATCTAGATGCTAATAAAAAGTTAATAGACATAATTTAAAATGGAAATAAATAGCTATATGAGAATAGATGAAGTAACTTCCACCGATGTGGATAAATTAGTATCCCTTTTTGGTGATCTTTTGATGATCTGTAAAAAAGAGCTACAGCTAGATAGCCTGCCCAAACTTAAATGGGTAACCGATGGTAGCTTTAGCAAGCAGTATCACAGCTTTGGTAGCTTCCAGCCAGGTGAGAATATAGTTACTGTTAGTTTAACAAATCGACATGTCATAGATATGATGAGAACCTTAGCACACGAATTAGTGCATTATAAGCAGATGTTAGATGGAAGGCTTGGTCCTAAAAGTGGCGAGACTGGAAGTCCTATTGAAAATGAAGCTAATGCTATGGCAGGTGTCATAATGCGCAAGTTTGATCATATGCATCCTGAAGCATTTAGTATTAAGCCTATAATGATTGAAAATGTTAAACACAATCTTAATAAGATGTTAGTAGAAGGCCAATCTGAACCTAGAAAGCCTTTTAAGCCATATGATCCGTATGCTCCGCAACCTGTTATCAATATGCAGCCACCAGATGGTAGTATAGCAAGAGTTGGGCAGCGATTGGCTGGTAAAGCAGGGCCTGCTCAAAATTCAGACCCTAGTCATTGGCCAAGCAACACGAACGGGATTATTACTCCTGGTGGGCAGATAGGAACTGCTTGGAAGCCAGATCCAAAAGCTGATAATACTCCGTACACTCCATATAAGCCTGATTGGGCAACTAACAAACCTGATCCAGCATGGAGCCCTGAAAAATTAAGAGCAAACCAGAGTTACCAAGATGGCCAAGTTCCGGTTGATAAATGGAAGGACAACGAATGGGGTGGGAAAACATCTCCCTCAGGTGTTCATGCTAATCCCGCAACATTAGATACTTCAAAATGGGTCAATAATCAACCACCCGATGCAACTAAGGGCGCTGGGCAAGATTGGCCAACAGGAACAACACAGCAAGACAAGCCATCATTTCTCAAGAAGGAAATAGATCCACAGGCTGTTGCAAATTCTGCGCCACAACCAGAAGCGCCCAAGCCAGCAGCACCAGCAGCACCAGCAGCACCCGAAGCTGCTTCTGATGTAGAAAAACTAAACGAACTATTAGCAGAATTTAAAATGCCTCCTAATCAAAGACTTTCTAATAACGTAATTGATCAAAGAATACCCGGAGAATGGTATCATCCCTCAAATATTGTAAAAAGCATCGATAATGATAAAAGTATTGTGCCAATGGCTGACAGACCTACATTAGCACCAAGCAAAAAACCTCCAGAAGCTAGTGATGTTACATCAATGGATTTAATAAGTCATAGTTTTCAAAATCCTTCAAAAGCAGCAGTCACTCCAAACAGTTTTGCAAGGGCAATAAAGCCAAATGCTATCGATAAGGAGCAACCACCACAACCAACAGCACCCGCAGCACCGAAGCCAGCAGCACCAGCAGCACCAGCAGCACCAGCAGCACCCGAAGCTGCTTCTGATGTAGAAAAATTAAACGAACTATTAGCAGAAGGGCCTCCTACACCTCCAAAGCGTCCGGCAGCTACATCTCCAGCAGCACCGGCTCCCCCGGAGGATAATTTCATTTCAGGAATTGGTAAGGGAATCGTATCTGCCGTAAATCCATCAAACTGGTTAGGCAGTGGTCCAGATAAACAACTACAACAAAATGTAAAAAATGTAGTACAGAATCCAAATCAGGGAAATGTTGGAAATGTTGTAGGGCAAGCAATAGTAAATAATGCACCAGGCACAGGTAATATTAAGAATGCAGCTTCGGCGGCAAGTAATACTGTAGATGCTGTAAGAAACGTAGCCAAAGGCGATATTAAAGGTGCTGCAAATAGTGCTATAGATGCAGGAACTAATGCACTAGGTGCAGTACTTCCGCTAGCTGGAACAGCTGCTAGTGCAGCAACTAGTTTATTCAGAAATAGCACCCCAGCAGAACCTGGAAATTATCCAAGTGATCAAAACAACGAAGATCAAGCTATAAGCGAACTAAATGAGCTTTTAGGTGAAGTTAATGACGATTCTTCCTTAGCGGCACAATCGAGTCCAAAAAATTGGAACTTACCTAACAATCTTCAAGGGTCATTAAGTACACAGACGGCGCCTGTAATACCATCAAGCACATCATTAAAACAAATACCAACATCGAAAACTACACAATCAGACGAGCCATCCCCTTCACCACTAAGCGTTGGTCAAGTTCAAACCCCTTCAGGACCTGTGAGAACTGGGTCTGCACAGGTGGGAGCAGGACCAATAGTCGGACAATTTTCTACTAGCAATGTTGGAGGCAATGGAGATACAGGAATAGGTTCCCAAAGATCAAATACAACAAATTTAAGTACAGCTCTCCCACTTGGACTTAGAGCTGGTGTTACTTCTAATCAATCTAACGGGCAAAGAAATAATACTGTTGATGTATCAAAAAATTTGTCACTAGGTGATAAAGGTAATCTAAATGTTGGATCTAATATTCCAACAAATGGAGGGAAACCTTCTTTTTCAGGCAGTGTAAATTACGGTGGGCTAAATGCTAATGCAAATGTTTCACCAGGTGGACAAAAACAATTTACAGTTGGATATAACAAGAGCTTTGAAAGTATAAAAAGATTAAATGATCTCTTAGCTGAACATTCTGTTGAGATTGGTCATATATATGGTAATAAAAACTTACCTAAAATTAAAGAAAAGATAAATCCAAAAGATAAAGGTAAAGTACACAAAGGACTTAGGATAAGTGAAGTAGTAGGAAAAGGCACTCCAGAAGTATATGTAGACATGGATGGCGTCCTAGCTGACTTTTTCAAAGACTGGAACAAAATGGTAGGTGTAGGGCATTGGAAAGAAATCCAAGATCCGGAAAAAGCATTGGATCTAATACGAGAGCATCCTACCTTTTGGATCGATCTAAAGCCATTACCAAATGCTCCTAAATTATTAGGCGCTGTTAAAAAGTTCGCTGGCAAATATGATATCTGCACTAGTCCACTAGGTAAAGATCCTAATTGTGAACCGCAGAAGAGAGCTTGGGTACAAAAGTATCTATCTGGATTTAGTCCAGATGAAGTACACGTCACGCATAATAAACCACAGTTTGCTAAACAAGCTGACGGTACTCCTAACATATTAATAGATGATTTCGGTAAGAACATACGTGCTTGGGAAGCTGCTGGAGGAATAGGTATACACTACGAAGACAAGAACGCAGGCCGGGCAATACAAGAACTAAAATCTGCTATGACTGCTCGTCCTCGAACCAGCGGCGATCAATCCAAACCGGCCAGTTTACCCCAGGAAAAATCCAAAGATCTGTAAGATCAACATTTTCAAATGTTTCCTTAATCCTAATCTGGATATCTGCTAGTATTTTAACCATAAATATACTTATCAGAAAAGGAGTTCTTATGAAAAAGCTAATTTTATCAACAGCAGTCTTTTTGGGCGTAATCGGTTCAGCATATGCTTGGGATCAAAAGCCTAATCAGCCAATCACAGCCTGCGCAGCACAGGTTCCATACGGTGCGCCAGTATTAAATAAAGCAAACACAGTTGTAAAGTGCAATACTGCATACGCACTACAACACGACAATGCCGCCAAGATTCCAGCTTGGGTAGCATATACACTAACACCTGCACACGCTATTGGATGCGTTGCTCGTACCAATGCGTTCGTTGCTGACGCTGCATTAGGTGCAAGCAGTGCTAAGCCAAGCGACTATGCAGGCTCAGGATACGATCAGGGACACCTGGCTCCGGATGGTGATATGAGCTGGGATACCCAGGTTGAGTTTGAATCATTCTTGATGTCAAACATGAGTCCGCAGCTACCAAATCTAAATCGCGGTATTTGGAAGGCTCTAGAGAGCGATGTCCGTGCTTGGGCATACGGTAACAATCAGGCGTACACGGTCTATGCAGGCAACATCTATACTGTAGGTAAGAGCAAGACGATCGGCGGTGGGGTGGTTGTTCCGGACTATCTCTACAAGATCGTGATTAACAATGCTACTAAGCAGGTGTTAGCTTTTACTTTCCCACAAGTAGCTTCGCAGCCTATCGATCTACCAGCACATTTGGTTAGCATCGCTAGCATCGAAACAGCAACAGGTATCAGCTTCCCAGTACCAGCTGGTGTTGATAAGACCAAGCCTGCCGCAGCAGTTTGGCCAGTTGACCTAAAGAAGACTGCAGATGCTAAGAAGGCACAGTGCAAAGGTGCGCCGGGAACTGAAGACTGATAAATACTCGTATGAAAATACGTGAACTATTAGAAACAGCAACAGCGGGGGCTACTTCAAGTGCTAGTGTAGGCACTGTAGTTAGCCCCCATCTTGCTATAGGCAAAAAGCGCGGTCATACTAGCTATACTGGTAGTCCAGGTAAGAGTGGAACTAAAGCGCCTAAGCCACCTAAAGTAAGCCAACCAAAAACCAAATCCGGAACCGCCGTAAATGCGCTCGATATGAAGGGTACTAGTATTTTCGGTGGACCCACTATCAAGCGATAACAGGAGCAAAACATGGATAATCCTCAATCAATGCCACAAACCGAACACGACGACGAAGGCAGCATGGCCCGCGGTGAACTTTATAATGCTATAAAGAACGGTATGGAATTATTCAAAATGATACAACCAGGACAACCACTAGAAGGTTGGGTGCAGTCTAAGATCACCAAAGCTGCTGATTATCTAAACACAGTACACGATTATATGGCTTATGAAAACAAAGCAAACGAACAGGTCGGTGAAGAATATATGGAATCACTGGACTATAAGCTACAGCTTATGATAAGCGAAGCTAAGAAACCATCTGCGGGTCTCAGCACAGCAAAGAAGAGTTCTATAGCTAAGAAAGTCCACGCCGGTAAGGATATCGGTAAAAAAGGAAAAAGTTTCGACAAAGTAGCTAAAGCAGCGGGCGGTGGTGAAAAAGGTAAACGTATAGCAGCAGCAGCTATGTGGAAGAACGCAGCGAGATAATTGATGCGTTTAAACGAGGTGCTTTCTATAAACGCATTTGAATGTAGTGGTAATGACAACTGTAGTTGCGGCTGTCAACACAAAACCACTTTTGAAACAGCAGATTTTGATTGGGAGTCAGCCGACGAACCCATGCCAGTACGCACGATCAAGGACATAGCACGCAGAATATTTGCAAAGAAATATCCAGATGCTAAGATAACCCTATCAGGCAGCGACAATGAAGACGGTAGTGTATGGATACGAACCGTTCCTGAGAATTATTCACTGCTGATGAGTTGCGGTGCGCAGATGAATGAGATAGTCATCTTCATACAAGAAGCCTATGCCGGTGATTATAGAGGCGTCACCGGTCCTATCGTAGCAGCAGTCATGACTGCTGCTCTGCGCCGTTGGGGACAACCCCCAGATGGCATACATTTGGTTCCACACGAAGATACCAGTTCTGGCTGGAGAGGAGACACAGGTAGCTATTGGCAAAAACTAGCCAATCAGTTAGGTATCAAATACAGTCCAAACAGCGTTAAAGAGAACTTCGCAGACGGGCGACATCCCGAAGATAAAGGAGACAGTCGTAGACACGGTATTCCTAAAAAAGCATCTCTATCTAAACTAGATAAAATCACTCATAGCAAGTCTGCTAGTCCCCGCAAAAAACAATTAGCGCATTGGCAGGCAAATATGCGTCGAGGACGCGAAAAACACTAACACAAGGAGTGGCGTCAATGCTCCTATCCAAACCACTAAGCGCAACAGAGTCAAAAAGACTCGCAATACATTATATTGGTGAAGAAAAATTCAAAAACGGGCTAACAAAGAGCTTATTTAAAAAAGTGTTAGCTAAATCCAAAAAAATAAGAAAACATATCAAGAAGGAAGAAAGAGCAAAGTCTCGCTGCTCTGATAAATATCTTTATGAAAATATCTGAGCTCCTCATAGAAACAGCCGCTTGGCAAAAAAAGTCTGGTAAAAATCCTTCTGGTGGGTTAAACAAGAAGGGTGTAAACAGCTATCGTAAAGAACATCCCGGAAGCCATCTACAGACAGCAGTTACTACTAAGCCCAGCAAACTAAAGAAGGGTTCCAAGGCTTCTAAACGTCGAAAGAGCTTCTGTGCCCGAATGAAAGGTATGAAGAAACATCGTACCGGTGCTAAAACAAAGCATGATCCAAATAGCAGGATAAACAAGAGCCTACGCAAATGGCATTGTGAGAGCATTGAGGAAATGAGGGATCTAATCATTTTTGCTGAACAGTATATTAATGATGTGCGATTCTTACAAGAAGCCGTAACTCGAGAAGATGATAACGGAAATACGCACTGTTGGACTGGCTATCGCAAAGTTGGCCTTAAGAAAAAAGGCGGCAAAATGGTCAATGATTGTCGTCCTATAAAGGGTAAGTGATGTCAAAAAATGGTATAGCAGAACTTTCTACTAAGCAGGCTAGACAGGTTGCTAAACTTAATATAGCACAAGCCAAACGTCAAGGGAAAACTGTAGCAGCAGACGGAACTATTAGCGGATCTTTGGACATTACTAAAAACTATTATCGTGCTAATAATACCTATGATATTACAGAGTTACCAACTCAATATAGCGACAACAATGTAATCGATAATCCAAATGTAGATGGTTTGCAATCAGCAAGACCTTGGAAACCTTCAGTATGAAAGCTACAGATATCATACGCACTATATTGGACACTATCGATGGTATCGAAGCCGAGAGGATGCCTATCGAAGCTGAAGTAGTGGAAGTAGAACCAGTAGCTACCGCTGAGATAACAACAGTCGCGCCTGCAGATGACATGAATCATTTTAAACAGATCGTGGATGTAGTTTCAAAGGGCATCGGCGGCACATATGGCAATAGCCCAAATGAACACTACTCCGATGTAGATAGCGTAACTGTAGATGCAGGCGGTGGCGTTAACGGACCAAAACATCCACACGATATACGTGTAAAAGATCCCAGCGCCTATCCAGAATATAAAGGACAAGATTTCCAAAACACTGTCAATGACAAAAAGACAGAGCACAAGAGCTTTATGGAATATCTAAAAGAACGAGGTATCTGATGACTTATCAAAGAGATACCTTTGATCCCAATCTAAATAATATACACTCGGCGATGACGTATAATAATGCTGGCGAACCTGTTCTGAGGGTGTTATCATATAATAGTGGAAATGCTAATATCACCGTTTCTGATGCCAGACCTACAACGACCACTGAAGGAGCGCTATGGTGGGATACAGTAAGCGGTAATCTCTTTATTCTATTCCAATCACAGTGGGTTTCTGCTGTAGCTTCTATCGTGGGGCCAAAGGGCGACACTGGCCCAACTGGTACTGGTAGCACAGGGCCAACTGGGTTTACTGGATCAACTGGTCCGCAAAGCACAGTGACTGGGCCTATTGGTTATACTGGTCCGACTGGTGAAACTGGACCACAGGGTATTGTTACTGGGCCCACAGGCTATACAGGTTTTACAGGACCTGTTTATAATCCAGATCTCAGTATGTTTGCTCGCAAGGATCGTGATAATGTGTTTGCAAACACCAACACATTCAACGGCACATTGTATTTCAATGCTAGTATACAAGAACCTGCTAGTGCTGTAACTACTACAACTGGTGTAATTAATTATCTGGCAGACAAGAGCAGCATCTATTGGGTTAGTAGCAATAATATTAATTTGACTATTAACTTTACCATAAGTGCCCCCACAGCAACATACACAAACTTTACCCAGTGGATGACCACAGGTAACGTGGTTACATTGGCAGTGATAAACTTTACCAGCGGCACAAATAGTTTTGTTAAAACTGTACAGATTGATGGTGTTGCTGTTTCAGTATTGTGGCAACAGGGTGCAGCACCTACTGCTGGTAATACCACCAGCGATGCTTACACATTTACCATATACAAAGATACAGTTAGCACATTCAAAGTGTTGGCCAGCCAAACCAAGTTTGCCTAGGAGATATAAGTGCCAGTAATTAATAGTATAGGTGCTATATCTGCCAGGGCAATGGGTGACTTTGCCAACAATTTAACTGGTGTAATTGCACAACCACCAACTATTGAAAATAATACTGAAATATATCAGTGGCAATGTCCAGCAGGTGTTACCAGCGTCAGTGTATTGGTCATAGGTGGTGGTGGTGCTGGTGGTGCAAATAACGGAGGCGGTGGTATGGACAAATATAACGAGATCGTCAGATACATGACCAAACAAGGTAATGATACTGAACTCGCAAAGATAAGAAAACTAAGTGGATTAGGCAATGACTGAACATCTAGATCCCAGCAAATCACCATCTGACTATCCAATAACGCCAAATAATTCCACCATGGATGTGCGTAAACAGCTACAAGATCCCCAAAGCGCAGGATCTAGAGGACTAGCTAATCTAGCAATGCATAAGCTAAGTCCAAACAATCCAATACGCCAGTATATCAAAACAGAAAATCCTTGGAATAAGAAATAAAAAGCTTGAACTAAACAGACTTTCTCTATATAATAACAACATAAGGAGAAATACATGAGCCGAGTTTATGGATCTGAAGAAAAAGCCAAGCTTATCAGCGTTATCGATCAAGGATCGCAGGTATTGCAAGAAGTAGACGACCTCAAGGGCGGGCTACGTGACACCATCAAAGCTGTCGCAGAAGAACTAGATATCAAGCCAAGCCTGCTTACTAAAGCAGTCAATATCGCACACAAGCGCAATTGGTCCAAGGCTAGCGAAGAGTACGATGAACTTGAGACTATCTTAGTCACTACAGGTAGAGACGTTTGATAACAAAGATAAAAAACTTTTGGATCAATAGCTATAAGTCAGATAAAATAGCATTTTACATAGAAATGTTTAGTGCTATTTTTACTATAGCAGGATCGTTAACATTGGCACTGCACGCTAGGCATCCAGATATGACCATAGTTTACCCTATGTTTTTCTTGGGTAGCATTAGCCAAGTAATGGCAGCGTACCGACGAGGAGCAGCTTGGGTAATGGTATTAACCATGTATTTCAGCTGCTCTAATATATTTGGATTTTGTATCGCTAACGGCTGGATCTAAAATAAGTAAGTGTGTAGGGCAGGCGAGGCCACAATCCGCATTAGGGTATTTTGCGAGCCACAAGTCGCAATAGGAGAAAATAAATGAGTTATGTAGATGCATTGTACGATCGCGACAACGATCTAGTCAAAGTAGTTGAGCGTATTAACGGTAAACGTCAATTTAGAGAATATCCTGCAAAGTATGTTATCTATTATCCAGATCCAAGAGGCAAGCACGATAGCGTCTATGGAGAAAAACTCAGTAAGATCGTTGCCAAGAACCAAAAAGATTTCCATAAAGAACTTAAGATACATAGTGGAAAAAGGCTGTATGAAAGCGATATCAATCCGGCATTCCGCTGTTTAGAAGAAAACTATCTCAATCTAGATGCACCAAAGCTAAACATTGCTTTCTTCGATATTGAGACTGACTTTGATCCAGAACGGGGATTTGCTGATCCCAGCGATCCATTTATGGGCATTACTGCTATCAGTATACATCTCAAATGGCTGAATAGGCTAGTAACACTTGCTGTACCTCCAAAGAAACTCAAACTCGAAGATGCTAAGAAGCAATGCGAGGAGTTTACTGACTGTTTCCTCTTTGAAGACGAAGCAGATATGCTAGAAACTTTCCTAGATCTAATCGAAGATGCTGATATATTAACAGGCTGGAACAGTGAAGGTTACGATATTCCATATACGGTTAATCGTGTAGCGAGAGTATTAAGCAAAGATGATACAAGACGCTTCTGTCTTTGGAATCAATTCCCCAAGAAACGCGAGTTTGAGAAGTATGGGCGCCAATTGATCACTTATGATCTAGTTGGTAGAGTACATCTTGATAGTTTGGAGCTCTATCGCAAGTATACCTACGAAGAGCGACACACTTATCGACTCGATGCTATCGGTGAAATGGAGATCGGTGAGAAGAAAACAGTCTATGAAGGTACTCTTGACAGTTTGTATAATAATGATTTCCGTAAGTTTATCGAATATAACAGGCAAGATACCGCACTTCTAAACAAGCTAGACGACAAGTTAAAGTTTATCGATCTAAGTAATGAACTTGCTCACGCAAATACAGTTCTATTACAGACTACTATGGGTGCTGTTGCTGTTACCGAACAGGCAATCATCAATGAAGCACATCGTAGGGGACTAGTTGTCCCAAATCGACCCAAGCGAAACGAAGATGAAAGCACACAAGCAGCAGGCGCATATGTAGCTTATCCAAAAAAAGGGCTACATGACTGGATCGGATCAATGGATTTGAACAGTCTATATCCAAGTGCTATTAGAGCACTGAATATGGCACCAGAAACTATCGTTGGTCAGTTGCGACAGACAATCACAGATGACTTTATCGAACGACAGATGACTACACAAAAGAAGAGTTTTGCAGCATCTTGGGAAGGTATGTTTGGCAGCTTAGAATATGAAGCTGTAATAAACCGAGACAAGGCTGTAGATCTAACAGTTGATTGGGAAAACGGTGAGAATGTAGTTATGAGTGCCGCTGAAATCTATAAAATGGTCTATGATAGCAATCAACCTTGGATGCTAAGTGCTAATGGTACTATCTTTACTTATGAATTTGAAGGTGTTATCCCCGGATTGCTTAAAAGATGGTACGCAGAGCGCAAAGAACTACAGGCCAAACTAAAGGTTGCTAAGGATGCAGGCAATCATATAGAAGAGGAGTTCTGGGATAAGCGCCAGTTAGTCAAGAAGATTAACCTAAATAGCTTGTACGGAGCTATCCTAAACCCAGGTTGCCGTTTCTTTGATAAGCGTATCGGACAGAGTACTACACTAACTGGTCGTGCTATCGCTCGACATATGGCTGGTAAGACGAACGAGATCATAACAGGTGACTTCGACCACATTGGTAAGAGCATTATCTACGGTGATACTGACTCAGTTTACTTCAGTGCTTACAATGTTTTGAAGAAAGACATCGAAAAAGGACTTATACCCTGGAACAAAGACAGTGTGATCCAGCTCTATGATCAGATAGCTGACGAAGTCAACGGAACTTTTCCTAAGTTTATGCTAGATGCGTTCCATTGTCCCAAGAGCAGAGGTGATGTTATCAAGGCTGGACGCGAAATCGTGGCTATCAAAGGATTGTTTATCACTAAGAAGCGATATGCGGTGCTTTATTATGATAAAGACTCCAAAAGGTATGACACAGAAGACAAACCGGGTAAGATCAAGGCTATGGGGTTGGACCTAAAACGATCAGATACTCCGGAATTCATCCAAAACTTCCTCAGCACTATCCTAGAAAAGGTGCTCACCGGCCACGGAGAAGAAGAAGTGCTAGAAATGATCACCGACTTCCGTACTGATTTCAAGAATAGACCAGGATGGGAGAAAGGTTCTCCCAAGAGAGCCAATAATATCACCGAATATATGCGCAAAGAAGACAAAGCAGGTAAGGCTAATATGCCCGGTCACGTAAGAGCAGCCATTAACTGGAACACACTCAAGCGTATGTATGGTGATAACTATGCTATTAACATAAGCGATGGTGCTAAAGTTATCGTATGTAAACTAAAAAACAATCCTATGAGCTTTACTAGTGTAGCGTATCCAGTCGATGAGCTGAGATTGCCGCAATGGTTCAAAGATCTACCATTTGACGATGCAGAAATGGAATCTACCATTATCGATGCCAAGCTAGATAACCTGATAGGTGTTCTAGAATGGGATATCATTAGCACAGAACAGACAAACACATTTAACAAACTATTCAGTTTTGAATGAAAATACTATTAACAGGACACAAAGGGTTCATAGGATCGCGTCTGATCGAACGATTGGACAGCCTTGGACATAGTATTATAGGTATCGATATAGCTGATGGTAATGATATGTTAACTTGTCAGCTAGAGTTTGATGTAGATATAGTAATACATCTAGCAGGCAAGAGTGGAGTTAGAGATAGTTTCAATAATCCAAGTGAATATTGGGTTAATAACGTAGAAGCTACCCGACGATTGTTTGGTTTATATCCTAATACCAGGATATTATATGCTAGCAGTAGTACTGTATATGAACCTAATCTAAATCCCTATGCTAATTCTAAAAGAGTGATAGAAGAAATAGCACCAAAGAAAAGTCTAGGGCTTAGATTCCATACTGTTTATAGTGATATTCCAAGACAAGGAATGTTTATGGACAAACTATTAAATGGTACATTAGAATATGTAACCGATCATACTAGAGATTTTATACACTTAGAAGATGTATGTGATGCTATCATTAAATTGTTAGATTACAATATTAGTGGCGTAGTAGATATAGGTACAGGTGAAAATATACTCATAAAAGATCTAGCTCCGGAAGGATTGCCTGTAAAATACGATACTCCCGGAGAAAGAAAAGATACAAAAGCCTATACAAAAGTTTTAGAGAGCATAGGCTTCAAACCTAAATATTCGATAAGAAAATTCTTGTATAACAAACAAATATCAAGTATAATAAAAACACATGGAGAAAATTATGAAAGACATTCTTAAAGACTTAGTTGCACATACACATTCATTAGGCTTTATTGACTTAATCCGCGTTACAGGTGACGATACTGAGACAGCGATCGATGCTATGGAAGATAACAGGATCGTTATCCTCAAGGCAAAAACTAAAAATCCCTATCCGGAGTTCAAAGGCACATTTGGTATGCCTAATCTAAACAAACTCGATCTGCATCTCAAGAATCCAGAATATAAAGAGGGCGAAGAGATCAAGGTCGTGTGGGAAATGCGCAACGGTGAGAATCGTCCAGTGGCTATCCATTTTGAAAATGCCGCCGGTGACTTCAAGAACGATTATCGTCTAATGGGTCAAGAATTAGTTAACGAAAAGCTAAAGAAGTCCACATTTAACGGATCAAATTGGCAAGTAGTAGTTGACCCTACTGTTGCTAGCATCAGTCGTCTCAAGTTGCAGGCAGCAGCACATAGCGAAGAAACCACTTTTGTTGTTAGCACAGATGGTGATCAGTTGAAGATTTCGTTTGGTGATGCTAGCACACATGAAGGCAGCTTTGTGTTCCAGTCAGGTATTACAGGTAAGTTAAAGCAGTCTTGGAGCTTTCCGGTCACACACTTTATCAGCATCTTGAATCTAAGTGGCGATAAGATGGTCAAGTTTGGTGATAACGGTATAGCATTGATCACAGTCGATAGTGGTTTAACCGAATATGATTACTTTATTCCAGCAATGACAAAGTAAAATCAAAATGAACAAAAATCTCACTGCAACACAGAACGATTATGCCGTATTCCTTCCCGCGGTGAGCAGTTTCTATAGCACCTTTATAGGCAAGCAGCGATACGGCAATTATGTTGATCCTGCTCGCTTACCTGCTCAGTTTACGCAAGGTGTAGAAGGATTAAACTTTTTCGATCCAGAAAAAGGCTACTTCTACTACAAATGGGGATTGTATTCCGCAGGGCATGCCGAGATAGACATCACTAAGCAATCTGAAAAAGAAGATATGTTTCGCAAGCGTCCACGGAACGGTGATAGCATCGTTGTCGGCGATAGCGGCGGCTTCCAGATCGGTAAAGGCGTATGGGAGGGCGATTGGAAAGATCCTAACTGTCCAAAAGCACAAAAAAAGCGTAGCCAAGTACTGTCTTGGATGGATGACATGATGGATTACGGAATGATCTTAGATATTCCAGCATGGGTTGCTCGTAGTCCTGCAGGTATGAAGGCGACGGGGATATCAAGTTATCAAGAAGCGGTCAATGCTACATATATCAATAACGATTATTTCATCAATAATCGCAACGGCAACTGTAAATTCCTAAACGTGCTACAGGGCGAGAATCATACAGAAGCCGAAGATTGGTATCAGCGTATGAAGAAATACTGCGATCCAACCCAATACTCTAATCACTTTAATGGGTGGTCGATGGGTGGTCAGAATATGTGTGATGTGCATCTCACGTTGAAAATGTTAGTTAATATGCGATTTGACGGATTACTAGAAAGCGGTAAACAGGATTGGATGCACTTTCTAGGAACTAGCAAACTAGAATGGGCGTGTTTGTTAACAGATATACAACGTGCTGTACGCAAACATCACAATCCTACATTCACTATCAGCTTTGATTGTGCGAGTCCGTTCCTAGCAACGGCTAACGGACAGTTGTATATCACGAACGAGATAGAACACTTTAAGAAATGGACCTATCGCATGGTTCCTAGTGTCGACGATAGGAAATATGCACTAGACACACGAAAGTTTAGTGACGTAGTCATAAACGACGCTGTCTTTAAAACATTTACAGAATCGCCTATAAGCGATAAGTGTCTAATCAAAGATGTCTGCATCTATAAGCCCGGAGATACAAACAAGAACGGAAAAATCGGCAAGACCAGCTGGGATAGTTTTAGCTATGCTATCCAGATGGGCCATAATGTTTGGATGCACATTAATGCTGTGCAAGAAGCCAATCGCCAGTATGATCAAAAGATAATTCCAAATATGTTGCACTTCGAATCTTATGATAGAGAATATTTCCGAGATGTTGTAGATCGTATATTTGCTACGGATGATCGAGATAAGGCAATCGCATTAGTAGAAAACCTTAATAGGTTTTGGTTAAAGATTATTGGTACACGCGGAGCTACTGGTAAGAAGACTATCAATAGTTCAACATATGCAAACAAGAATTTTACCTATGAAGATGTAGCAGAATATGCGAGAGACGATAGCGGACTGGATAACAAGAAGCTAGAAAAACTAGAGGAGTCAGTTGAATGAGTACACCTGAAAAAATTATCGGGCACTATGAAAGTTTGAAATCCAAGCACGATCTGCTTGACAAACAAATAGAAGAAGCATATAATCATCATGAAGACGATTTAAAAATACAACAGATGAAAAACAAAAAGCTTCATCTTAAAGAGCAAATGTTTGAGTTTGAAAAAAAGATAGGATCAAAAAATGGAAAGACCATACTCCACGGGAACGAAAAATGATGTAGTTTTCTTTGTCGGTGACGAGATAGAGAAAACTCCAGCGTTTGGTAAAAAGACTCTTTTTGTAGTTGGATTGCAGCCTGTAGAAGAAATAGTTGCTATGGCTACACGCAAGCGGTGTGACCACATTTATTTCGGTGCTAATCAAAGTTTCTCGTTTAGTTTAGAAACTATCGAATCTTGGGAAACAATGATTTGCGAATTATTAAAATTAGATTTCTGGGTTACTTGGGATTTTGATATCTGTGATTATCAAAGCATTACCGATTCAATGGTCTTTACTTGTGCATATGACAGATTCATTCCGCAGATATCGATTAAACTTCCATATATATCAAATCTAAATTATAATGCAACTATCAAGATCGACGATCAAGATTTCCGTTCTACTAACCCCGGTGTATGGGTACACACATTACACAACCTAATGGATCGAGAAGTATTCACTGATTGGTCTAAATATACAAACGACAGCATCATCTAAGGAGAAGATTAAATGTCAGAAGATACAAGCGAAACTATCTACATCGGATGTCAGTGCCACTCACCATATCATATTGTACGTGTGTCTTTTTATGATTGGATGGCAGATGATGTTCCGGAGTTATACTTTGAACTACAAGCAGATAGAGATAAAGGTCTATGGGGCAGGCTAAAAGAAGCTGTTCGTTATGTATTTGGCAGCGAAAATCTAGGATGGCACGATGTTATCCCCAATCACGACGACGTTGTTAATCTCAAAAGAGTGATTGACAACTATATGGAGGCTCATGTATTATATAATAAGAAAGAGGATGAGATAAATGGCCAAACGACCAGCAACTAATAATATCATCGACGGATTGGATCTAGTTATAACTAATCCCAAAGAGAAGAAATCAACAGTTAAAGAAGAAACAACTACAAACACAATGACAGATTCTGAACGTATGATTGAATTACTAGAAGCTATCGATTGGAAGCTATGGGTAATGTATAAGAAATTCAATGGCGAGGAAGCAGAATGATAATCAGAGAAGATATTCGTCCTAAAAAGATGATCTGGGTTACATTTATACAAGAAGGCGTGCATCGCTATCCAGCAGCAGCAACAGATCCTAAACTAGCAACAGGCGATTGGGATGATGTTAGTTTCTTAGCTAGTCCGCATCGCCATATCTTCCACTTTAAGGTTTACCTCGAAGTGTTCCATGATGATCGTGATGTTGAGTTCATCCAGTTCAAGCGTTGGATGCAACGTCTATATAGCGTAGAACAAGTCCTCAATTTAGATTACAAGAGCTGCGAGATGATTGCAGAAGAACTACAAGATGTAATCATCGGAAAATATCCAAATAGAGAAGTTTGGATTGAAGTCAGCGAAGATGGCGAAAACGGTACCTTTATTAAATTTTAACAGGGAAAAATAAAAATGGCATATAAGTATCCAGATATCAATAAGATTTTCGACGACCTAGATATTTACAGAGATTTCTGTAGAGATTTTGGTCATGTGTTTAATGAAGCTCATCTTTATGACGCACGTACCCCCTGGGGTCAGTATAATCGTTATAAGCAAGGTCAGCGTGTAGTTAATAACTGGAAGGAAGACCGTCGTGCCTTCAACACCGCAAAGCGACATTAAGAGCTGGGCTGTTACTTTAGAACAGGATCCAGAGACGGGAGAATTAATTCTTCCGTTTCCGGCTGATCTCCTTAGCCAGATGGGCTGGAGCGAAGGTACAGATATTTTTTGGGATGTACAAGATAATGGCTCAGTCATCATTAGAGAAAAGAAAGACGACGATGCAGAACAATCTGCGTCGGAGGAGTCTAGCAGAATTGGACGAAGTGCTTGACGAGATCGCAGCTCGGAATCCAGTAGAAATAAAACAATTAGAAGATTATATTGAAGAGCAGATTAGGAAAGCTAACGATGACCGTATATCTAGTAGATCTTGAAGCAGTTGATACACGTTACACAGCACAGTGGAAAGAATACTTACCATCACAAATGCAATCAGCAGGCATGGAGGTAGTTGTTATAAGCGGCGGTGATGTGCCGCAAGCTACAACGCCCGGTGCTTTCTTAAATTTTGCTGGAACTAATTCATATAAAAGCCAGCAGATGTTAAAGATAGCAGACCTATTTGCCGGTGGAACTGTTAAGGATGGTGACTATTTCCTCTATACTGATGCTTGGAATCCAACTGTCATACAGTTAAAATATATGGCAGAACTATTAGGTATTAGGATTGGTATCGGTGGTATGTGGCATGCTGGTAGCTACGATCCACAGGATTTCTTAGGTCGATTGATCGGAGACACTCCGTGGGTACGCAATGCCGAATCGAGTATGTTCTACTGCTACAATGATAACTTCTTTGCTACACGATTCCACGCTAATATGTTCCTAAAAGAACTATTCGATGTAGAAGTACTATTCGGTGACGACGAATTAGATGAATGGAATACTTCAACATATCCCGGTAATCCCGATATACACATCGTAGGTTGGCCTATGGAATATCTTCCAAATATATTGAAGCCGTTTAACGATGTAGAGAAGAAAGAAAAAATCATCTTTCCACATCGCTTGGCTCCAGAGAAACAATTGGATATATTCAAAGATCTCGCAGAAGCCATGCCTGAATATGAATGGTTTGTAGCACAAGAGCACAAACTTAGTAAAGATGAATATCATCATCATTTGGCAGAAAGTCGTATTGTTTTCAGTGCCAATCTACAAGAAACACTGGGTATCAGTATGTACGAAGCAGCATTAGTTGGAACATTTCCGTTAGTTCCAGATCGACTAAGCTACAGCGAGATGTGGTCGATGAATTATCCGAGCAAATGGACTGAATCATTTGAGAGCTATCTGAAACACAAGGACGAGATGATCGCAAGGATACGCGAACTGATGACTACCAACAAAAGGTTGGATCTACACTCTAAAGATATGGCTGAAGAGACAGGTGCGTTCTTCAACGGAAGTGCTTTATATAAAGTAATTCTTGACTCTACGACCTAAATAATCTATAATAAAACTTTAGCAATCCACTGCTTTAACATCGGAGATTAAAATTGAGTATTTCAGAAACTATTCGTAATCGTATTAAGGCCGACGGCGGTCGTTATTGGGCTGGCGACAATATCAATCAATATATCTATTTTGATGAATTTGATCAGCTGGTTGATGAAGCAACGGGTGCATTTGAACAGGTATTAGATTCACTAGTGATCGATCGAGAAAACGATCCAAATAGCAAAGGTACTGCTAGGCGTCTTGCTAAAATGTACTTTAACGAGATAATGAGTGGTAGATATGCTCCAGCACCAGATGCAACAGCTTTTCCAAATGATAGCGCAGATCGGTACGAAGGTATGCTTGTGGTTCGTAGCGAGTTGCATAGTGTTTGTAGCCATCATCACCAACCCGTTAACGGTGTTGCTTATATTGGTATTATCGCCGCTAATAAGCTTATCGGCTTGTCTAAGTATACTCGCATTGCTCAGTGGTGCAGTCGGCGTGGGACTCTGCAGGAAGAACTCTGCAACGATATCGCGAGAGAAATCCAAAAAGCAACAGACAGCGAAAATGTAGCAGTCTATATCCAAGCTACGCATGGTTGCTGCGAAAATCGAGGCATCATGGCAAAGAGCAGTCTCACACAGACTACAGTACTCCATGGTGCGTTTTATAACGATCCTGCTACTAAGAATGAATTTTTTGAGAACGTCAAACTACAGCAAGGATTTGCCTGCAGATGAGTACAACGACGACAACTACATTAACTAGTCCAATAGGCGCTGTTGGTAGCAGCGGTAGCTATCTCGTAACAGGTGGAGGCGGTGGCGGAAGCAATATGGGTTCGCCTGGATATCTTGCAGGATACGGACCAACACCTTCGCCTGTAACTATCACTACAGGTGGAACTGGATATTATTCTACTCCAATAACAACCACTAACACTGCTGGTTGGACAACAATGGCAACGGCTCCAAATACTGCTAACATCAAGATCACTGGTAATAATCCAAAACTATCAACAGATAAAAATGATATAGATCTAGACGAATTAGCAGACACTATGCGCATCTTGCGTGATCGTTTCTTAATCCTAATTCCAGATTTTGAAAAGCACGAGAAATATGCTGCTCTTAAAAAGGCATATGATCATTACAAACTCATAGAGGCAATGTTACAAGAGGAGAAGAAGGATGACAAATAAACTAAATCTAGACTGGAATCAAATAGAAAAGCACTGTTATTCTCTTTCAATCGATATCTTAAAGAGTGGATTCATGCCTGACTATATCGTTGGTATCACACGCGGTGGTCTTACTCCCGCAGTGATGCTGAGCCATATGCTAAATGTTCCAATGCACGCCTTGCACGTTTCTCTCAGAGATGGCGGTGATAGTGAAAGTAATTGTTGGATGAGCGAAGATGCTTTTGGGTATGTTCCAGATGAAAAACGTGGACTAATCAAAAGCAGATGGGATTCACAGTTCCAAAAGAAAATTCTTGTGGTAGATGATATTAACGATAGCGGTGATACTATTGCCTGGATTAAAAACGACTGGCAGAGTACTTGTTTGCCAAATGAAGATAGTTGGCAGAAAGTATGGGGTAACAATGTTAGATTTGCTACTCTAGTAAACAATCTAGCTAGCAACGAATCAGTAGATTATACTTCTTTCGAAATTAATAAAACAGAAGATGATGTTTGGATCGTTTTTCCTTGGGAACGCAGTTGACAAGTCTTGTAAAACGTAGTATTATTAATAATAAGGAAATTAAATGTTTGGAAAAAATGAGATCGTCGGACAGAAATACTTCAACGATGCTGGTGATAAGCTCTTTATCACCAGTATTTTTTATACACTCCAAGGAGAAGGACCATATCGTGGAGAGCCCGCAGTATTTGTGCGTCTTGCTAAGTGCAATCTGGCTTGTAGCTTTTGTGATACTTATTTCGATGGCGGAGACTGGTTAACATTTGGCGAGATCGATCGCCGTATCTTTAATGTCGTTTCAGATTACTTTGGCGGTGTACATCCCGACTGGATCGAAAAGAAAGTAGGATTGGTCATTACAGGCGGTGAACCTATGCTACAGAAGAATCTAGGACCATTCCTCGATATGATGCAAGATCATTTTGCTTGGACGCAGATCGAAAGCAACGGCACTGTTTGGCAAGACTTGCCAGAAACAACCACTTTAGTGTGTAGTCCAAAGTGTTTAGAGAAAGACGGCAAGCCCATTAAGTATCTCAAGCCTAATACTGATGTTATGGATCGTGCAAACTGTTTGAAATTTGTTATGAACGCAGATCAGGATAGCCCATATAGCAGCATTCCAGACTGGGCACACGAATATGCTGCACAAGGTAAGCAGGTTTTCATTAGTCCAATGAACATTTATAATCGCGAACCGCAAAAGAGCAAGCAGTTGCGTAGTGAAAAAAATGATATTGGTATTGAAGAGCGTAGTGCTGTTGATGAGGTGATTAGTTTTTGGGAAGAAGGCTTGCTAGATATGCGAGAGAATCAAAAGAATCACGAATACGCAGCACAGTATTGTGCTAAGAATGGATTCACACTGAATCTACAGATACATTTATATGCTAGTTTGGCATAAGGAGATATACAATGGCATGGAATTTTTTTCCTTTTAAGAAAACTTTTAGTCCTAAAGAAGATAAAAAAGAACTAACAGAAAAAGAAATAGCAACAATGAAAAAGTTGCCTTATATCAAAGTGTTAGACACACAGGTAGATAGAAGAAATCCCAGTAATGGGTTCTTTGAATTAGATTGGAACGAGTTTTTCGTTGACGATTTAAAGAAAGCAGGTTATACTGGGGTTACAGATGAAGAGATAGTTGACAAGTGGTTTAAGGCTCTTTGCCAATCTATCGCGAATGATTCGCAACTCGAACAAGAAATCAGGATCGTATGAACTATATCATCGTAGACACAGCTAATTGTTTTTTCCGTGCCCGCCATGTTGTACGCGGTAATGCAGATGAAAAGATCGGTATGGCTCTACACGTAACCCTTGCTAGCATTAAGAAGGCTTGGCAAGACTTTAAAGGCAACCACGTCGTGTTCTGTTTAGAAGGACGCAGCTGGCGCAAAGATTACTACGCACCATATAAGCGTAACCGAACAGAGGCCCGAGCAGCTCTTACTGAGAAAGAAGCTGAGGAAGATAAGATGTTTTGGGAAACCTTTGACAAGCTCAAGGAGTTTATTAATGAAAAGACTAACTGTACCGTCTTACAGAACCCAAGACTCGAAGCAGATGATCTCATCGCGGGTTGGATTGAAAACCATCCCAATGATCAGCACATCATTATTTCTACAGACAGTGATTTTGTGCAGCTTATTGCGCCAAACGTTAAACAATACAATGGTGTTATGGAAACAACAACTACACACGAAGGCATTTTTGACAAAAAGGGCAAACGTGTCATTGACAACAAGACGAAGGAACCGAAAGTTGTTCCTAACCCTGATTGGTTGTTATTTGAGAAGTGTATGCGCGGGGATCCTACTGATAATGTGTTTAGTGCATTTCCTAAAGTAAGAAAGAATAAACTCGAAGAAGCATACGAGGATCGTAAAAACAAAGGGTTTGCTTGGAACAATATGATGCTACAGCGTTGGGTAGATCATAACGGTGAAGAGCATCGTGTGCTCGACGATTATGAACGTAATCGACAGCTAATCGATCTCAAGGCACAGCCCGACGATATCAAGGCTATCATTGTAGAGACTATCAAGACAAATAGCATACCAAAGTCTGTAGATCAAGTAGGAATGCGATTCCTAAAGTTTTGTGGGCTATTTGATCTAGTTAAGATGGCTGAGCAGGCACAATCATATGCTGAACCATTAAATGCAAAATACCCGGAGTAACGAAATGGAAATGAAAGCAAAACCAGTCATAGATGGAAAATTCTGGATACTAGAAAATAACGGAATCAAAGTCGGAATCTTACAAAAGGACGAAACTGATAAGTTTGTCCTATCATCTAAAGAAAACAAGAGTGTTTTTAAGGATATTAGGAGCATTGAAAAACAGTTTGGAAAAAGTTTCTTTATTAGTTCCAAGCAGGAAACCAAAGAAACTGTAAACGAGATCTATGGTTTCAAGACAAACTGCGAACCGCACAATCCAATGTATGATGTAAAGAAGAAACTACCATTGTTTACTAAGAGCGATGCTAGCAAGAGCGTTTATTGTGCAGGCTATTATGCTATCAAGTTTGATAAGGGCTGGGTCAAGAGTTTCTGTCCCAAGCTGATTACTATACAGAGATATGAAAACCGTGGTCCTTTCCGCACAGAATTAGAACTTAAACAGGAACTAGTCAATGTTAACCGATAGGATTTCCATAGCTATACTAGAAGATTTCGTAAAGAAAGTTAGGACTGCTGCTAGATCCAATCAAAAGGTCATACAGATACCTATACACGAAGCAGAGACCCTAGTTTACAATCTAAATCTAGTAACTCTACAGCTTTTAGACAAGTTCCAAACAGCAGAAGTTAAAAAATCAGCACAAGAAGATGTCCTAGTAGTAGCGATGGACGGTGGCGGATTCGATGAAAAGCGATAAATATATGTATGAGTCGACCAAAACCAACTGTGATATTGGAATTTGCCAATAAGAAAACCTACAAGGTTGATCAGATCTTAGAGGCAGACGCCATATGGGCTGTGTTTTATCAAAACAGACCATTTAATCTAAAGAGCAGCAGTTTGGTTAGTAATTACCCAGGTCCTAAATATAAAAAGACCAGCTTTAGTAATCCAGGACACGCTATCAACTTAACAAAGAAATTAAATCATCTATTTAAAACAGAAGATTTCCAAGTGGTTAAATTAACTAGCGGAGAGATTATGGAATGGCAGACCTTAAAAGATCACTAACTAACATCTTCCTCAATCAGGCCGGACTGAATACGGACGAAGAGACTCTAAAGAAAGCCTTGATAGGTTGGTGGAAAAATCCTCGACAGAAGACAGAAGGTGGTCTCGCTCTTACAGAAGAAGGATTTAATTTCCTATCTGGTGTTTTAGGATTGAAGAGTTACAAGATCCCTTTCCCAAAAGATTTCCAACTGACTACACAGATACTATTGTTTATGGATCGGCACATAGACTGTCCGCATTATTATAACAAGAAAAATATCGTCGTCTTTAATGAGAGAGTGGCCTGCGAATTATTGCTATTCTCAGGCGATGTCAGGAAATACGGTGTTGCTAAAGCAATGGCTAGGCAGAGGGAAATAAATCCTTTATAATCGTTGACGTATTCTCGCAAGATGCTATTATAACAGTATAGACATTAACGCAGAGGAGCAAACACAATGTCAGATTTTAGTACACGTACCGTTAGCATCAATGGCGCCAAAGCTGCTTTGCGTCACGCTTTTAAGAAACAGCGCCCTGTGTTTATTTGGGGACCCCCAGGCATCGGCAAGTCCGATACTGTACATCAGCTCGGTGACGAGATGGACAATGCCTATGTAATCGACGTGCGTTTGAGCTTGTGGGAACCTACAGACATCAAGGGCATTCCTTATTTTAATGCCAATGACAATACAATGAGCTGGGCACCTCCAGTTGAGCTTCCTACCCAGGAATTTGCTAGCAAGTATAATCATATCATCTTGTTCCTAGATGAGATGAACTCAGCACCGCCCAGCGTACAAGCTGCTGCTTATCAGCTGATCCTCAACCGTCGAGTTGGTACGTATCATTTGCCAGACAATGTTATCGTTGTTGCTGCTGGTAACCGAGAAGCTGACAAGGGCGTTACTTACCGTATGCCTGCTCCGCTTGCTAATCGCTTCGTACATCTTGAACTGCGTGTTGACTTTGATGACTGGTTCCAGTGGGCTGTTGCTAACAAGATCCACAAGGATGTCGTTGGTTACATCAGCTTTGCCAAACAGGACTTGTACGATTTCGATCCTAAGACTGCTAGCCGCTCGTTTGCTACTCCTCGTTCTTGGAGTTTTGTTAGCGAACTACTCGAAGACGATATCGGCGAGAACACACTCTCAGATCTCGTAAGCGGTGCTGTAGGCGAAGGTACTGGTGTTAAGTTTATGGCACATCGCAAGGTTGCCGGACGTATGCCTAATCCAACTGACATCCTTGCGGGCAAGGTTAAGGAGCTCAAGGTTAAAGAGATCTCCGCTATGTATTCTCTCACTGTTAGCTTGTGCTATGAGCTCAAGGACGGTGCTGAGAAGAAAATCAAGGGCTGGGATGAACAGGCTGATAATTTCTTCCGCTTTATGATGGATAACTTTGAGACTGAGCTCACTGTTATGGGTGCTAAGATCGCGCTTACTAACTATGACTTGCCTCTAGATCCTAGCAAGATGAAGAACTTCGATGAATTCCACGATCGTTTCGGCAAATACGTTATCGCTGCTAATCAGTAACACTAAGGCTGCTAGATAATGTTGTCTAGCAGCCATTTTCACATATGGAGAGAACTGTGAACTATCAAGAAGAACGAATCTATGATCTAGAACAAAAGGTAAATGTTATCAAAAAGGTAGTTATTACATCTGCTATCGGACTAGCACTTATCTCTACTGCACTTAGTAGCTTTTATATCGTTGATCCTAGCGATCGTGCAGGTGTGCGTAGCTTTGGACAGCTGACTACGACTACACCTATTGGTCCTGGATTACACTTTAAGGTCCCTTTCTTTAGCACTGTTGATAAGCTACAGGTTAGTCTTACTACATTGCATATGGAACCTTTTAGCACAAACACAGTCGATAACCAGCGTGTACAGTTGGAAATCAATATGACCTATCGCATCCCCGAAGACGGAGTGTTCCGTTTGATGTACGACACGGGAGGTACTGGTCCTGGCGATATCACAAACCAGATCAAGAGCGTAGTGCGTGATCGAGTTAGCCGTGTTGTTGCTAGCAAGAATACCAACAGCATCAGCGGTGACCGAGAGAAGATCCAGAACGAGATCTTTGGCGAAGTCGAAAAGTCCGTGTATGATCTGTTCCGTATCAAGGTCGAAAGCCTGCAGATCCCCGGCATCGTATATAGCGAGACATTTAACAGCAGTGTAGAAGCCGCGGTCCGTGCTAAGAACGAAGCTATCGCAGAAGAGAATCGCAAGAAGGTGTTTGAATATCAGGCACAGCAGAAGGTTATCACTGCTGAAGGTGAAGCAAAGCAAGCTACTGTACGTGCAGAAGGCGAAGCTAAGTCAGCTGCTATCGCTGCACAAGGTGCTGCCAATGCTCTACTAATCCGTGCGCAGGCAGAAGAGAAGGCTGCTGAACTCGCAGGTCAAGGTAATGCTGCCCGGCTCAGTGCAGAGATTGTAGCACTAGGTGGTCCAGACAAGTATCTCGAACTACAGCGTACTATCGCTACACAGAAGTGGAATGGACAAGGTCCTGCAACTGTGATGAGCACAAATGGGCAGATGCCTATGCTGCTTAATATGCCGGGAAGCAAGTAACCCGCTTGACTAATCTATTAGATGTGTTATTATATAAACATAACAAAGGAGTAACAAATGGCGACCGCAGTAGCAGAACGTAGAGATATCCGCAAATACGAAGAGAAACTTATCACAGCCCGTGTTGGACTGCTGCTTCGGCATAGTTTCTTTGGCAACCTCGCAACACGTTTGCGCATGGTAGACTGCACAGATGATCCGCACATTAATACTGCTGCAACTGACGGTCGCTATTTCTATTATGACACAAAATTTATCGACAAACTGAGTCCTAAGCAAACAGAATTCCTGTTCTGCCACGAGGTACTGCATAACGTGTTCGATCATATGGGGCGTCGAGGGTCACGTGATCCTGATATCTGGAATATCGCAGCCGACTATGCTATCAACCAGATCCTTGTAGATGATAAAATCGGCGACAAGATTACACAGGTCAAGATCTTCCAAGACAACAAATACCGCGGCAAGAGTGCAGAAGAGATCTACGACATTATTTTTGAGAAATATGATCTCCAGCAGCTTCAGCAGCTTGGTGAACTGCTAGATCAGCATCTCGATCCTGAGAAGGACGGTGACGGTGACGGTAAAGAAGGCAAGGGCAAACGCCAAAAATATACCAAAGACGAACTGCGCAAGATCCGCGATGAAATGAAAGAAGCTATGATCAGTGCTGCACAATCTGCTGGTGCTGGCAACATCCCGGCAGGTGTACGCCGTATGATCCAAGAGCTTACTGAGCCTAAGATCAACTGGCGCGAACTACTGCGTCAACAGATCCAAAGCACTATCCGCAACGACTATACCTGGATGCGTCCGTCACGCAAAGGGTGGCATACTGGTGCGGTATTGCCCGGCATGAATTACGATATGACTATCGATGTAGCTATCGCTATCGATATGAGTGGTTCTATCAGCAACAAACAAGGTAAAGATTTCTTGAGCGAGATCAAGGGCATCATGGATCAGTTTAAAGATTTCCATATTAAACTGTGGTGCTTTGATACTGAAATCTATAATCCAGTCGACATCACTGCCGACACTATTAGTGAATTTGAAACGTATGAACTCAAAGGCGGTGGTGGTACAGATTTTGATGCTAACTGGAAATTTATGAAAGATGAAAACTTTGTTCCTAAAAAGTTTATCATGTTTACTGACGGTATGCCCTGGGGTAGCTGGGGTGATGAAGACTATTGTGATACCGTGTTTATCATCCACGGTCCTGAAAATATCATCCCGCCATTTGGTGCACATAGCCACTACGAGTTTAAAGAGTAATGAAAGAATTTACTATTAACCCACTAGATGTGCTAGAGAAGAGGAAATTAAATTTCCTCCCTCCCCATCTTAATGCTATCAACGTAAACCATTCTCGTATAATCGACGAATGGATTAGAGGACATCTAAAGGGCAGATATTATCTAGGTCAAGAATTAAAACTAGACGATAGCAGTCGTCTAGTTCCCCGAGAAGTAGTAGCTTTTGAAGATCCCAAAGAAGCCACTATTTTTTTGTTATCCTGCCCATACTTGGCCAAAATCAAAGGCTGATATTTCCTTTTTTGATTAATTAATTATACAGTCTAAAAGGAGATTATTATGGACGATGTAAACACCACTACGCCAGACACTGCCCCCGACGCAGGAAGCAGTGAGCTAACAATTAACGATCTAGCTGCCGTTAAGTCAATCATCGATGTGGCTAGCACACGCGGTGCATTCAAGCCAAACGAAATGGTAGCTGTAGGAACCGTGTATAGCAAGATCGATGCGTTCCTAACTGCTGCACAGGCTGCGCAGAAAGCATCAGCAGCTAATGCTTAAACACGTTGGAAAGATGAAGCATAATGGAGCAAAGGTTGCGGTGATATATCGCACCCTTCCCGGAGATGCTTTCGGTGCTCTTGTTGTGGGCACTGCTAGTCTAAGCGAGACACAGCACAATGCCCTAATGAATGAATTAGAGTCAGCACTAGGCCAGCAGGCAAACGAATTCGGTGATCATATCAGCAATCGCTATTTCCAAGATGGCGCTAATATTTTAGAATCGCTACACTTGCAGGGCAAGCTCCGCAGGGTTGAAACTACTGAAGTAGTCATGATGCCTACTAGCACAGACGAAGTTATGCTTTCGGAATTAAATGAGATCATAGCTGAACAGAAGGGTGTTACACTCGACGATTTATCGATCAAGAGTGATATGCCACATTTACAGAGAAAGACTAACGTACAAGAAATCCCTGTAAAAGACCACACTGGTAACCATCCGCGTGTTACGGAAAAGCAAAAAGAATATCCACCTATCTTGAGCGAATCACCATCCGGTACTAAGGAACCCGAAGTAGTGTCAGTTGGAGACCTCAAGAACGAGATAAGCAAGCTTCTCTTGGAAGCACAGAGACTACAGAAGTTGGCCGACTCGATGGAGCCAGCGAAGAAGAAAACCAGTGCCAAAGCAAAACAAAAGAATACTGAATCAGAACATAATTGAGCAATGGCCTGAAATATTCTCCGACATAGACCTGTCCGCCGTTCCTTTAGATTATTTACATAACGTAGTGATAACCTTTAGGGACGGCAACCAGTGGAATGTTGTTATTAAAAAACAGGACAGAGATATTATGAAGGGCGATTTACCAAAAGAGCTAACAGAGCTTTTCAATAATTATGAAAAGCAGATAGTTAATGTTGACTTCCAATTGGATGTTCCTCAGATAAAGAAAGATGTGATGAAATCCACTAAACGTTTCTTAAGAGGCAAGAAATAATTAAAATCTTCCGTTGAAATGAGTCGTTAATATATTGTATAAATTATCTGCGATTATCTTGTATCCTAATTCGTTTGGATGTTTACAAAATGCCCACACATCTTGTGGTGCCTCAAAAAATTTAGTTTCCCGTAACATATCCGAATATTGTGTATATTCGGTATAATTGTGTATATTATTTTCAGTATTGTAATATTTCATTATATTTTTTATATTTGAAAATCCACTACAGTAAAAAAAATTAAATCCTTGACTAATACAATAATGCCTCACTGCTTCTAGATAGAAAATAGTTTCAAAATATCCGTCTTCGTCACAGACATTTACTTTCTCTATATAGAGATTATATATTGGATTATCTCCCCAAGATTGATAATCTGTTACATTTTTATCCGAATAAAAACTGAATCTCATATCTTCTGTTAACATCCATATTATTGTTATCTTTTTGTATGCTAATTTAAATTCTTCTATGCGATTGATAGAATAGAGAGTATTTTGTGGAGACTGTGTATATATTAATCTCTTAGCTGCTCCAGAATTACTAGATCCACCTAAACCCATATTCAATAGATCATAATCTAATTTTTGAGATAAAATCATTGGCCAGCTATTTTTAAAAAAAGATTTTCTTTTGCGACTTTCTTTATATAGTTCTTCTGCTGTTACTTGACCACTAGTGTGTTTCAATAGATATTCAGTATCATAGCAGCCTACACCTTCGGTCCAACTGTCCCCTATTGTTATTAATAGATTTTCTTTTCCCGAACGGTTTTCGTTCCACACATTAAACCTCCATATAAATAATATGATATTTTTATTTATAGAAAGAAAATTATGACCGAATATTATATTAGAACTAAAGAAACTGCTGACGATTTCTTTTTTAGAGATAGCATACAGAATGTTTTTACGCATAATGGTAGTGCTAGACCATATGGAATTTCAATATACTCTGATTTAATGTGCAAGATAGAATGGTTAATTCTAAAGTTAAAAATTCCATATTATAGTAGCCAAGACCCTAAAAATTCTCCAGAAAATATAGATATATTATCAAACTTTACCTACGACGAGATCGCAAGATTGCGCAAATCTACAAATACTTTATTTGCATTTAACTATTTGATGGAAGGCAATAGTTATAAATGGTATAATTTTTATCAGATGTTAACATTATCAGGAATTAAACATCAAATTCCTCCAGAAAAAATATTCTTTTTAAGCAGTAACATATTAGAAGAACAAGCATATGCAAATTGGCAAAAAATAAATTATCCAAATTATAAAATTAACGTAGTTTCTTTTAATTATTTTGCTAACATTGTTCAAAATTTTTCAGATACTCCTGTCACAATAGATCAAACCGTATCTAAAATTAAAGAGAATACTAAACATTTTTTATCTTTGAATCGCAGAAAACACCCTATGAGAGTATATACTTGCTACAAAATATGGAAATCTAGCATCTATTATGATACTCTCATAAGTTATGACAAGATATTGCCAACAGATATAAGATATGGATACGATCACGAACTTAAATTTTTGTTAGAAAAATTTATGGATTCTAGTCCTTCAGTTTTAGATTTTAGTGATTTTGATAAAAATTGGGCTTTTGAGCCAGCAGGAGCAAGTAACCCTATAGGTTTATTTGAGAGATCATTAATAAGCTTAGTGAGCGAAACACTTACAGATTCTGAGGACGGTACTAGTCTATTTTATAGTGAAAAAACATTCAAAGCAATGTTAAATAATCATCCTATCATGATATTCGGACAAACGGGTATTAATTTAACTTTGGAAAAAATAGGTTTTAAAAATTACAAAAATTATTTTGACTTAGAATTTGATAAAATAAACAATACATATTCTAGGATCGATATGCAAATAAATCAATTAGAACAGATTAATGATCAATTGTGTTCTATGAGTGTGTCACAAAAGATAGATTGGTTTTTGCAAGATAGAGAAACATTAGAATACAACAAGAACGCATTAAAATCTCAAGATTATAGTAGAAAAAAACTAGAAATTTTTATTGATATAGTTAAATCAATTATTGAATAATTCTTTACAGTAGTTTTTAAAATTAACTAATTCCGGAAATATTTTATCAAATTCTGTGTTACGACGACGGTCGTATTCTTGCACAAATAGATAAAAATCTTTTTGATCCGTATTTAATTTTTCATCTGAAATACTATGTGTCCTCAATAAATTACATATCATCCTTATTTTTTCTTGATCAGATTCGTAAAGCAATGCGTAATGTCCTTCTGAGGGATAAACTGCTTCCTTCCATCTATCTATAAGTTTTTCTAAACGCTCAATAGTTTGTTCTTTAACGTCAACTGGAGCTAAACAAGGATGTAAAAATGGAGGATATCTCAAATAATTAGTGCTGATTATCAACTTGTTATGTTCATAACTTGTATGGTGCTTTATCCGAAGCTTCATTATATCTTCATAAAATTTATCAATCGTGCCTAATGATAGTATATTAATAGTTGTCATTATACCTACCCACGAATTCGATGGGACATTTGTTAAGAGATTATCTAGATTTTCGTACCATTCTTTATAATTTAATCCATATCTAATATATTCAGCTTGTTCATTTACTGCTTCTCCGCTCGTAAATATATTAACTTCTTTAATCCTGGGTGCTATACGATTAATATATGCTATTAATTTATCTATAAGATTTTTTGGCACATTGAGATTTGTATTAATCCCTAATATTAGTTTAGGATTGAGGTCGGGATCTTTTTCTAATTTGTCTAGAAGATCCCAAACGTCTTTACTTAAAAGTGGTTCGCCACCAGTCAATCTCAAATTAGTTAAATTCTTAGATAACTCTGGCCACCATTCCCAAAAAGCTTCAACATACGGATTGTATTCGTTGTGGTTATAAGTTGGTTTTAATTTTCCTGTAGCGTGTGATGTAGGATAAGGTCCAAATTGCTTTGTTTCTTCTGCCCATTTACTACTTACATCGGGTGAGCAGTATGCGCATTTAAAATTACAAACATTAGAAAAACTGATTTCTAGATATGTAGGATTAATATCTTGTGTTTTTGTTGCTAAGATTTTAGGAATAAATGGCCAGGCCCAGGGTTCTATACTTTTGTAAAATCTGTCACTTATATTGCCCATATCTTCCACTTTCCAGCAATATTCACATTCGCTAGGTCGAATACCGTCGAGCATTTTTTGCATCTGTTCTTTTTTAAACTTGGTATTATGTAGTGCTTTATAATTCTCTTTTAATTCTTCTAATGGAATCTTATGTGGATTTGGATGGTGACAGCTGTGATTAAATCCGTTTTGGAGATATAACGTAGTCTGTATCCATTTTGCTGCACAAAACGAAGGACTTATATTGTTCAATACATCTATTTTTTCTTTTTCCATAAAAATAATTATCGATAAAACGACTATAGGAATATTTTTTCTTGACAAGCCAACACACATATCATATTATAAACTATGACATTAAAAACAGACATTAACTTTGAAAAAGATAAATCATATGAGATATCCGTCATCTTTATTAGATTCTGTACATTTATTATGTTGGCTATCTATGAAATTAATTGGATTTGAAGAATATGTATCAGAATTTATTAAATTATCATAATTATCAGTTTCTTTTGAAGAAATGAATAACCCTTTCCTGTCGATTCCAGACCACATGACTGCTACAAGTATATCTTTTGGATTAACACCATCATTTAATAATAATTGTGTTTGGTATATAGCTGTTTTAGCTATCCAATCATTACCGCAACTACCTTGTCCTCTATTGAACAATTTTAACGATAACGCATCGGCGAGATAATGGGGCCATCTTTTTCCAATGTTGTCAGAAAAACTACAGCCAGAAGTGACCAAAAACATTAGTATATCCTTTATAAATAAGCTAATATATTTAATAGGAATAGAAGTTTATGTCGCAATTTATCAAAAGTTGTTTTAAAAGATCAGGTATAACAGATTTATTTTATTCTCATACCCCGTTTAATGTACCAATATATAAAGAAGTGATGCTCGGAAAAAATTGGCTAGTAAACATACTAGAGCAACCTTATTTTCAAATCGGAGATTGGTACAATGCTTCTGAAACCGATAGAGATATATTTTTAGGGTTTGATCAAAGTGAGATTGAACGATTGAGAAAATATCCAAATACCCTTTATCTATTCAATTATATAACCGAAGGCGGTGTTTTTGGAAATAAGTATTTTTTCTATGAAATGTTAACTATATCGGGTATTAAAAATCAAATCCCGCCTGAAAAAATATTTTTTGTATCAAGTAATATATTAGAGGAAGAAAAATATAACAAATGGCAAAAAGATAATTTTCCAAATTATAAGATTAATGTGATTTCTTTTAATTGGTTTTCAGAACAACAGAGAATTTATCTAGATAAAGAATTCAATATAGACGAAACTGTATCAAACATTAAAGAAGATACTAGGCATTTTTTATCATTAAACAGAAGGAAAAAAATTTTTAGAAATTATACTTGTTATAAAATTTGGAAATCAACGATCTATAAAAATACTCTAGTAAGTTATGACAAATTTTTATTAGAAGAATTAAATGGGAATCAATATAGTAATGAATCAATTGGATTAAAAGAAAGATTTATCAATTCTAGCCCATCAATATTAGATTATAATGATTTTGAAACAAACTGGGCATATTATCCATCAGAAGCAGCAGCGCCTGTAGATTTATTTAAAAAATCATTAATAAGTACTGTAAGCGAATCGATCTTTGATAATAAAGATGAAGTTTCTTTATTTTACAGTGAAAAAACATTTAAACCAATGATATACAATCAACCATTAATAATTTTTGGACAACAAAACTTAAACACGTCTTTAGAAAAAGTAGGATTTAAAACTTATAAAAATTATTTTAATTTTGATTTTGAAAATATAGAGGATCATTATGAAAGGATAGATGCAATTATATCACAATTGGAAACAATTAATGATCAACTTTCGTCATATACTGTCTCCCAAAAGATTGATTGGATTTTGCAAGATCGAGAAACTCTAGAATACAATAAAGAAGCGATTAAATCCCAAGATTATAATAAAATGAAATTAAGGGTATTCATAGATATAGTTAATTCAGTAGTTGGATAACTTTTTTCTTGACAAGCTATTAGTTCTATATTATTATAAGTTATGACATTAAAAAAAGATATTAACTTTGAAAAAGATAAATCATATGTACCCGTTTTAGATCATGGGTTTGTAGGACTAGTGGATCATATGGGCAGTGATGATGCTATCGTCCGAGCAGCCCGAGTTAGCTACGGAGAAGGAACTAAGAAAGTACAAGGCGATCGCGGATTGATACGCTATCTCATGCGACACGAGCATACTACTCCTTTTGAAATGTGTGAAGTTAAATTCCATATCAAGCTCCCTATCTTCGTG